ATCAATGGTCGGATAATGACAGTAGCGATCACTACACTTAGATCAACTATTGCAACAGCTTTAGACAACCCAACGGTCTGGTCAGTTTTTTCTTATCCACCAAGCGCACCTCAAGCAAACTCAATAGTGATTTCACCAAATGATCCCTATTTGACAACTAACGATAATTCAAATTTAACCATTAGCCCTACTGCTCACTTCAAAATAACACTATTTGCGCCAGCTTACGATAATCAAGGTAATCTAATAAATCTTGAAGATTTTATGATTGCTGTTTATCAGAAATTAAGCGCATCAGGCTTGGTGTATAACGCTCCAGCCTTTTCAGCACCATCTGTAATATCCTTAGCTTCAGGAGACTTGCTTTCCTGTGAACTAAGTTTCGACATACTAACGAGTTGGAGTTAATCATGGCAGAAGATACAACAGCAGAGAATTTGGCGTTTTTAATCAAGATCGGTCAGATTAAAGATCCAAAGCCAGCAGTACAAGCACCTACTAAAGATAAGGAATAATAATGGCCATATTTCTACAAAATAATGTTGGCGTAAAGATTAACTCAGTTGATCTATCTGACCACATTACATCAGTAACACTTACACAGAGCTTTGATGAGCTAGAAGTCACAGCGCTTGGAGACTCCGCACATAAGATGGTAAAAGGTTTGGAAGCAAGCACCCTAACTTTGAACTTCTTAAACGATTTTGCAGCAGCAAGCGTACAAGCAACCCTTCAGGCTGCTTATGGAACTACTGTTACAGCTGTACTATTACCAGTTAAAGGCACAGCAGTTTCAGCGACAAATCCTCTTTATACTGTTAGCATTCTTGTTAACAACTTGACACCATTGAATGGCGCAGTTGGAGATATTTCAAACTCCAGCCAATCCTTCACATGTAACTCAACAGTTGTACAAACAACAACAGGATCATTCTAAGGAGTAATACAAATGGCTAAACTTCGAATCACAAGGGCTACTGGAGAGGTATCGGATCATTCGATAACCCCAGCGATCGAGATGGCCTTTGAATTACATTTTAAAGCAGGAATACATAAGACTTTCCGTGAGCAGGAAAGGCAGTCAGATATTTATTGGCTTGCTTGGGAATGCTTACGGAGAGCTGATGTAACCGTACCTATTTTTGGCCTTGCATTTGTGGAGACACTATCTAAGGTTGAAGTATTGGATGACGAAGCAAATTTTTAGATAGAGGTTCGATGACCTATACGATTGCCGCTGTGGCAGTCGAGACAGGTATCGCCCCTCAGTATTTAACAGACTTAGATTCGGATATGTTTCATAACATCATCCAAGTCTTAAAAGATCGAAATGAGGCGATGAAGAATGCCAGTCGAGCTAAAAGGCCTCGGTAACACTCAAAGAGCCATGCGTAAATTTACGCCTGATCTTTACAAAAAAATGAACGCTGAAATAAGTGCGGTCATGTTGCCTGTCCGAAATGAAGCTCGCGATTATGTGCCATTCAAAGTTTTATCTAAATGGCAAAATCAAACTGGTGTTTGGGCTGCTAGCGATAGAACTTATGATGTCGGAACTATTAAAAAGGGCATTGTTTACCGTAGAGGTCGCACGAAAGCCAACGATAAAGGATTTAGATCTTCATACAGAATTGTAAACAGTACAGCTGCTGGAGCAATCTATGAAACCGCTGGTCGCAAAAATCCAGCAGGTCAACCATGGGTAGGCGCAAAAGGTAAAGGTGGTGGTAGTTATTCTCACTCAGACAATCCACAAGCAGGATTAAGATTTATTAACTCAATGGGTGGGCAATTGGTAGGTGGCGGTAAATTTAAAGGAAGATTGATTTATCGAGCATGGGCTAAGCAGAATGGCAAGGTTATACCTTCCGTAATCAACTCAATCAATAACGCAATTATAGAATTTAATAGATTGGCTAAACCATAATGGCCAAAATGGAAAACATATTTGTCAATGTTGTCAGCGAGTTTGACGGTAAGGCTCTTACTAAAGGCCAAAAACATTTATCACAATTTGATAAAACAGTAAATAGGTTAGGCAAAACATTTGCTGCTGCTTTTGCAGCCCATAAAATACTTGCATTTGGTCAAAACTCAGTTAAGGCATTTACTGAAGCTGAGGCAAGTGCCAAGGCATTAAATGTAACCCTTAAGAATACTGGTTCTTTAATGGCATTCCCAGATGCAATAGCAGGCATTAAAAGACTATCTCTTGCTACCGGTGTTGCAGATACCACATTAACAGATGCGTTCACACAACTTTATTCCTCAACAGGAGATGCGGCTCAAGCCCAAAAAGATCTTTCATTAGCAATAGATGTGTCTAGGGGTACTGGTAAAAACTTAACTGAGGTAGTTGATGCTCTCAGCGCTGGGTATAGAGGACAAACTAAAGGCCTAGGAAATCTAAACGCTGGTCTTGATTCAACCATTCTTGCTACAAAAGACATGACGGCAATTACAAAGCAATTAGCCATTTTACAAGGTGGGCAGGCAGCAGCTTATGCAGAGACCTATGCAGGCAAAATAGACATTCTAAATGTAGCATTTGATAATCTTAAGGTAACTGTTGGTCAAGGCCTAGTTATGGCCTTTGAGGAAGCAACAGGCAATCGTGGTATTGGTGGTGCAACAACCGCCATGGAAAACTTTGGTTATACAATTGATGCAATTCTTATAAAATTGGCTCAACTATCTACCGGCAACTTCCTGGATAAATTGGGGCTTGGTTTTGTTAACTCAACCTTAAATGCAACAATCAAAGGCTGGAGTTACCTTCTTGGTGTTGATGAGACACGCCTTGCAATCCAGAATGAGATATGGAAGATGAACACCAAGACTTATGAGGTTGCTGAACAGCAAAGAGTTACTCAAAGCAAGATCAATGATGATTATCAAAAAAGATTAAAACTTCAAGCATCTGCACAAAAGGCAGCTTTAGATTCTGCTAAGAAATTAGCAGCTGCGAATAAGTTATTAGATCGTGCCGGAACTGTTTTAGATGTGGATCAGGCTCAAATCTATGCTGCTTTACAGGGTAAGATTACCGACAATGAGCGTTTAAGACTTGACCTACAATTAGCCTTATTGACTAAAAATGCTGCTGCTGCTGATCAACTAAGCCAGCAATTATTGGTATCTCAACTACAAACCACAGATCTTGCTAGAACTATTGCAGCATTACCTAAAGCCTTAAATCCATTTGAAGATTGGCCAAAATACATTCAAGATTTAATTGACATGATTGCAAAATTAAGAAATCTTTTAACTTTACCCACCCTTACTGGCGGATCTCAAAATCCAGTTTTTAACGGTCTTCCATCTACTTATATTGGCTCAGGTGGTGGATATGATGCCGGTGGTAGATATGTAGGTAGTCCATTTGGTCAGGCTAGTGGAGCAGGTATTGGTAACTCAGATAGTGCTGGCAACTTTATTGGAACTCCATTTGGTCAGGCTTATAACACTACCGTTAATAACATTACCGTAGATGCTTCTAATGCCATCGATTCAGCAAACATGGTTCGTGTAATTCAACAGGCTTTAATTGATATTAACAAGGGTGGATATTCTCAAACTGCTGCCGGTTATGGTTTTTAATGGCAATCCCAACAGTTAATGCCTTTATTAACTTCAGCTCTGGTGCATCGTTTGGCCAAGCCCTTATCTTGGGTCAGGGCATTTTAGGCACAAACATTTTAGCTGATTCATCATCTGTAATTGTAGATATATCAGATCAATTAGATTCAGTTCAAACTACTAGAGGTCGCAATGCTGCTGCTGATCAATTTCAAGCAGGCACATTAAATATGCGAATTGTTGACCAAAACGGTGATTTTAATCCACAAAATATCTCAAGTCCTTATTATGGCCTTCTTACTCCAATGCGTAAAGTCCAAATAACTGCTACAAATAATGGAACTACCTATCCTATATTCTCAGGATACATAACTGGTTATAACACTATTACTCCAAAATATGTAGGAGATGTGGTTTATACCACAATTACAGCAATTGATGGAATGAGACTTCTTTCCAACGCTTTGGTAACTACCATTACTGGGGCGGTTGCTGGTGAAGATACTGGCACAAGAATTGGCAGAATTTTAGATCAAGTAGGTTGGCCTACTTCTTTGAGATCAATTCAAACCGGCAATACCACCTGCCAAGTAGATCCAGGCACTCAAAGAAGTGCTTTAGCGGCTATTCAAACTGTTCAGACTACTGAATATGGTGCTTTTTATATTGACCCAAATGGTATTGCTACATTTAAAAATAGAAGTTTTTGTACTTCTAGTGCTGGTGGCACTCCAGTTTTATTCAACGATAACGGCACAAACATTTCTTATTTCAACGCTATGTGGCTTCTTAATGACGCTCAAATAGTAAATCAGGCCGCTATTACAGCCCTGGGCTTGGCAACTCAAACGGCTACCGACTCATCATCAATAACAAAGTATTTTGTTCATTCTTATACTCAAAATGATTTATTGATGCAAACTACTGGCGAAGTTTTAAATTACGCTTTAGCCTATGTAGCAAGCCGTGCTGAAACCACTATTCGCTGTGATGCTATGACCTTGGATCTTTATACAGCCAATTACAATGCAGGCATAATTGCGGCTTTAGATCTTGACTATTTTGATCCAGTCAGTATTACGACTACCCAGCCTGCCGTAGTAGGCACATCAAGTATTACTAAGAATTTGCAGGTTTTTGGGGTTCAACACTCAATATCGGTGAATTCATGGAAAGCGACATTTACGACATTAGAGCCTATAATAGATGGATTCATATTGGATTCTAGCTTATATGGGGTTCTAGGAACTAACACACTAAGCTACTAAGGAGAATAATGGCAATAGGATTTCCAGTTAAAGCAAATTACGCTACGGGCGATGTTTTAACAGCTACAAACATGAATGATTTGTCTGGCACAGTTAACTTGGTATCAGGCACTCAACTTGCAGCTGGCAAAAATACTTTAATAAATGGTTCATTTGATATTTGGCAAAGAGGTACAACTTCAAGTGGTAATGCTTATTTGGCAGATAGATGGTATTCGGCTTTAATTTCAGGCACGGGAACATTTGCACAAGAATCTACTATTGTGCCAACTGGGTCAATATATTCAATGAAATTTACAGCATCTGCTACTGCACAACCTGCTCTATATCAAGCAATAGAAA